GAGGGAGTCACCACCTCCAGCGGAAGCCTACCGACAAAAGAAAAGCCCCCTGCTGCAAGTCAGGGGGCTCTGTGTCGATCCTCACCAGGATCAGTCTGACTCAGACGAACAGGTGGGTCGGCTGACCAGACAGGCTGAAGTTCAGCTCAGCAGTTGTCACCTCTTCAGGCGACACGCTGATGCTGAAGCCCATGATCGAGATCGGAGCCTGGATATACAGGCTCTTGGTGTCGTCAGGCTTGCCGGTGCCGTCATCGACGGTGTTGACGTACAGGCGCACTTCAGCACCGCCCTGGTTCTTCCTCATGCTGTTGGACAGCAGGCGGTTGGCCAGAGAGGTCTGCTCACTGGTGAACTGAACGCTCATCGAACCGCTGCCGCTGGCATAGCCAGCCTGCATGGTGCGGAACGAAGCCTGGGCGCTATTGCTACCCACGCCACAAGGGAGGGTGGTGGTGTCGATTTCTTCGCGGGAGAGGTCCAGCGAGAAGCTCTTCACCTGACACACCGCAGCAAACTCGGCGTAGTCAATGCTGATGTGATTGGCAGCACCAGCGGTGTCAGCCGTGCCGCTGCCGCCGTCACCAGTGAGGGTGATGGCAGCGCCACCAGCAGTGGTAGACACCTTGATCGTGGTCGCAGTGCGAGCCACGACGTACACCGTGGTGCCAGCAGTCAATGCTGAGTCGAGGTTGCCGGTGCCTTCTTCAGCGAAGACAACAGGGTCGCCAACGCGGAAGTCGTTGTCAGCAGGCACTGTGATGCTGTCACCGGCAGGGAAGTCGGTGTGATCCAGCAGGCAGAAAGCGGTTCCAGCAGGTTGAAACCAGATGGAGCCTTCGGCTCCTGTCAAAACAGTCTGGGAGCAAGCTAGTGGCGACGGTCCAGCCCCTTGTTAAGGGTGGCGAAACAACAAGACGGGGGCGTCACCCTCGGGGGCAAGGGCTGAAGTCAGCTTAGGCAGCAACGCTCGCCTGCCTTTTGCCGTTGAGGATTCTGCTGATCGTGGGCTGTCCGCAGCCAAGCCTGCGGGCTATCTCTGTGCCGCTTAACCCTTCCGCCTTGAGCGCGAGCACTTCTTCTTTGCTGATTCGTGGCTTGCAGCCTTTCTGGGCTCGTTCACCAGCAAGCCAGTCGTACGCATTGCGACCTGGCCAGCGGAGCATCCATGCCTACGCAACCCGAGCGGTGAAGGCACAACTGAGCTGCGTCACCTGATGTGGCCGCTCATCTGGTGCCAGCGCATTCGGTCCGTTCACGTTGCGCGTGCGCAGGTGAACGCCGCCTTCATTAGTCAGCACCCTGTTCACCCGGACCCATTCACGCAGCACCGCCTGCATCACGTCCTCTGCCGGCTTCATGCCTTGCCCCTTGGGGCTGTAGACCAGGACGTTGCAGCTGCCGATGATCGCATCAGCGCCTTCACAGCCGATCGTCTCGGTGACGACCTGCGGGAAGCTGATATTGATCTTGGCGTAGGTGCCAGCTGAATCCTTGCTGGGTGTCTCCTGCACATTGTCGAAGCTCTGGTCAGCGAAGGGCACGCCCGCCGCTGTCAACGCATCAGAGGTGAGCTTGGCAATCGCGCCGCGTACTTGCTGGAAGGTGCTCATTAGAGGGAAAACTCCTGCTTGACGACGCGGGCGGCAGCTTCTTGGATTTTGGGCACCCGCACGTTGGTGAAGTCGATGAACCAGTTCTTCGGCTTGCTCACCGCGTAATCCTCAACGCACAAACGCTGCGCGTAGGGCAATGCGTTCTGGAGCGTGTATGTCTTGCTGGCGTCAACCCTGAGGCCAGTCGCATCAGTGTTGGGGCTGTCTGTTCCCTCGGGAGCAACCGCGCCAGAGCCTGCCCCTTCGCTGGCGAACCAGCTGCTGCGGAAGCGGCCTGTGTCCACTGGCGACACCTTGGACGACCCAAGTTCCGCCTGTGTTGTGATCAGCGTCTCCGCCTGCAGCCGATCCAGCGCCTTCTTCAGATGCTTGGCCAGGTCGTCGGAGCGTGTAAAACGTGGCATTAGTTGGCCCTCGCAATGACCTTTGACGCAATCAAAGACCGACTGCTGTATGTAGGAGGCACTTCAACAACTTTCCAGACGGTGCCGTCATAGGTAAAGCTGTCCGCAGTCGTTGGCAGGAATGGCAGCCCAGACGCGGCATGGGTCACCCAAATGGCGATCTCGTACTTCTCACTTGAACCGCCTCCCTCGGTCCTGCTGCGACTCAATACGCCAACCTTGATTGCGTAATCAGTGGATCCGCCTGCAACCACGCCGCTAAGTGGATCGTAAGTCTGAGGTCCGGCACGATGATAAACAATGTCTGTCGGAAATACGTTTTGGGTCAGGTCTTGACCTACTGGGGTGAAAACAGCGGAAATATCCATTAGGCAATCCTCTCCAAGTAACGGTAGCGAGGGCTGGGGTAAATTACCTTTTCAATCCTCGACAAAGGAGCGCCAACGGCTTTGGCGATGTCGCAAGGTCGTACCTTGTTGGCGCGAAGATACAAAATAAAGCGAATCTCCCAATCCGTCAGCTTAAGCGTCCTCGTCCGCTTGTCCCTCACGTTGGCCCAGTTGTTTTCGGCACTGGTTTGAGCTTCTAGGTGGGCGGGGTTGCAACACAGCTTGTTGTGGCAAGAGTGCGCCACTTGCAACCCGTCTGGTATTTCACCATGCTCAAGCAGGTAGGCGACCTGATGTGCGCCAATGGCTCGCCCCGCAGGCTTCCACCACGCCTGGCCATAACCCTTGGTACCGCGACTTGCTTGCCATTCCCAACACTCGCTTGGGGCACCTTTGTTGACCTTGCTCCAGAAGCGATCCATCAGCTCCTCACCCTGGCGATGATGCGGCTGCTTCCTGTTGGCACATTCAACCAGCAAGACAGCACGTCACCCAGCCACGGGAACCGCTGCAGCACCAGAGGTGCATTAGCCCCATACCGTGATGCAGTCACCGTCCCAGCCGTTGGCGCCTGGTACTCCAGCTCAAGGTCGCCAAGCTTCTGTCGCTTCACCAACTGCGAAGGAGCTGACCCAGGGCCACCAATGATTGCCGTCGGGTTTGCGCTTAACGCTAGCGCCAGCTCACTGATCGCTTCGGTCCAGGCAGTGGCAAAGGTCCGCCCACAGCAGTCCGCCTTCTCGTCAAAGCACAACGCACCAAGCAGGCGCTGCGCTTCATTCAGCCAGATCTGCTGATCCGTCAGCGCCACCCACTCCGCATTGCGCGGGGTGTTCAAGAAGTAGGCGTCCGCCTCGGCCAGCGTGACAACAGGGAGCGCCATCAGAGGGGAACCGCAATCACGTCATACCCCTGACGGCGCAAGCGGCGCTGCAGTTCACGCGCCTGATCGGGCGTGCAGTCGATGACAGGCACGAACGACTCGGGCCGCATGTGGTGCGGCAGCTTGTCGTTGGGTTCCAGATAAAGCCTGGTCACGCCCATCACGGCAGCCCTGCGTAGGGATGTGGTCAGTCTAAATTGAGTGTCTCAGCGGGTTGCCGCCCCTGAGACGTGACCACCTCAAAGCACTGAGACGATGGAAGTATTCAAGCCCATCCCTGGGCACGCTGGCTACGAAGTCAGCGACCAAGGAACGGTTCGCAGCCTTGATCGCATCGTGATCAAGCATCACTTTGGAGTTGGCCGCGAGTTTGCCTTGCGCGGTCGCGTCCTAGCCCTGCGCAGGCACACGCAGGGATACAGGGCTGTATCTCTCGGCAACGGCAAGCAGGCGACCGTTCATTCGCTGGTGATGCTGGCGTTTGAAGGCCCACGCCCCTATGGCACCTGGATCAACCACATCAATGGCGACAAGGCCGACAACCGCCTCGTCAACCTGGAATACTGCACACCCAAGCAGAACCAAGAACACGCCGTTCACACTGGGCTAGCTCCGATGCCGCCAGGGGCAGGGGTGCTAACTGCTGATGACGTGCTGGCAATAAAAAGCCGCCTTCAGCAAGGTGAAAGCGGCGTGTCGATCGCGAAGTCCTTTGGGGTAACCAAAGGGTGTATCTACAGCATCGCCCAAGGAAGATCTTGGGCGTGGCTTTAGTTACACATTGGCGCTGTAAGGCGTGTTGACCGTAATTTTTACCACGTCTGTCATGCGGCGGTCTGTGTACGCAAGGCTCCAAGAGCCGGCAGTGCCGAGGATGGCGTTGGTGGGATTGTTAGCCCCGCCGTAGCTCGTTCCAAGAATATGCAGCCCGTAATGATAATTGACCTGCAGCACATCTTGCAGCGAGAGGATATTTCTATCCGCCTCAATCCGCAATTCCTGCTGCACACCTTCTGCGACTGCGCCAGCGGTCATCAAATACACAGGGTATTGATCTGCACCGCCTGCGTTAACAGTCGGGGCAAGCATGTCGTCAACGACAACACGCAGACCCATAAAGTTCGCCACGGCATCGCTTGTCAAACCGACGCCGCCGCCACCCCAAGTAATCGCGCCACCGCTCGAAAGAGCAGAGGTCGAGAAAGTCAAACTTCCTACGGCCTGGAGGTATGCGTATACATCGCTGTGCATGGCGATGATGCTCAGCTCATCAGCACGCTCGCCAAGTTTGTGCTTGGCGCGGATAACTGTTTGAGCGGTGAGCAGGTTGGCTTCGGTCAGACCAGCAGTGGCCTTGGACACGTCCAGGGCATTGCCAGCCAGGGCGGTGCCGAACACACCATTCAGCTGAGCAATCAGCGTGCGGGTGCGCAGCTTGTTAACAGCCTTGGTGATGTAGCTGCGAACAGCGGCGAGAGGATCGGTGCCCGAACCGAGGGCCGCGATGTCCGAGCTGGCATACGCGAATGTACGGTGAAGAATGGGCATCACCTGATCACCAGCGGTGATCTTTTGGGGATCCACATAGCCACCAGCACCCCAGCTGTCGTTGTCCTCAACCACCACTTCAGTGGGGTCGATGGGCTTGAAGAAGGGCACGGTCACCGCCACGCCGCCAGCTTTGGCGTCGAGAGCAGAGTTGCGCACAATGGCTCCAGATTGGATCCACTTGCAGTTGTTGTAGATGTCTTCCCGCTGATACTGAAGAAACTCAGGGCGGGTCACAAGGTCACTCAAACGAGTGCCGTTGCTGTAGTTACCTTCCCAGGCAGCCATTGTTTAATTCCGATTGGGTTTTACGATGATCAACCCCGCATTGCTTCAGCCTTCAGCTGCTTTGCAAGCTCAGGGTTCGACGCCTCCAGCATCAAGGCTTCCGTGAGGTTGCCAGTGCGGTAGGGGTTCGTCATTCCAGGAGCAACGCTTGCAGCCGGTGCTGCACCCATGCCAGCAGCGCCACTTGCAGAGAAGTGATGCTGCCATTCAGTCGATTGCTTCAGCCCTGACAAAAAGTCCCCCAACGGCATCTCAACGCCCCCGGAAAGAATGGTTGGGTTGCCTTCCTCGTCAGTGCGAAGCTGCGGAGCCAGCAGCTGATAAAGCTGCGTGGGGTTCAGCGCGTTTGCTCGACTGATGTGGCTAGTAGCTGCAGCACGCAGACGTTCCTGCTTTGCTGATTCCTCGACCTGAGACAGCTGCATCTTCAGCTCTGCCGTTTCATTCAAAAGCCGCTGCTCCAACGTCTTGGCGCGGGCTTTCTCCTGTTCGTACAGCTCTTTGAACGCCCCCTGGTTCTCCAGTCCTTCACGAACAGCGGCCTGTTGTGCAGAGCGGAGTTGTTCAAACTCATCGCGCAACGCCTTGAGGTCGTTGACGAGTTGCTTGTTCTTGCCGAGCAGTTCGGTGTTCTTCTGCTTCACCAGACCCAGTTGTTGGGCAATGGCTGGATCAGAAGCGGACTGCTCAGAGGGGAGAACTGGCTTGTTCAGCAGTTCTGGGCTGACCTGTTGATCGTTACCGCCCATCGGCGCGGTATTGCCGTCGCCCATCGGCGCGACAGCGAGATCTTCAGACATAGGTGAGAAAAGGGTTACGCAAACAGTCTATGAAGCTGCGATTGCGTAGGACTAGCGACCCTGGCCCCTAAGGAGCTTCCTGCCATGGCTTGGCTTGCTGTGTCGCCCCTGTCCCTGACGGGTCAGCTTCTTGACGGGATCCTTGATCAGGGTTGGTGCTGCCTTGGGCTTTGCCATGTCAGTTATTTGAACGCTCTATTTTCCAGTTCTCGCACGCGCTCCCGCAACGCGGTGATCTCACGCTCTAGCGCCTGCGCGTGATACTTCGCCTCAACCGATTCCGGTGCGGGGATGATCTGCCCATCAGGGCCAAGCAAAATGCGGGTGGCCTGCTCCAGGCGGTCGATCCTGCCGTCCAGTTGCACGCCGGCTGTGATCATCCAGGTCAGCAGACCACCGACTGCGGTGAGGATTGCCGCGGCCAGTGCGGCGTGCTCTTGTGCGATCAGTGGATCACTCCCGGTTGGGCGGGTTGCTCTGGAGCGAGATGAGCGTCGCCGTGAGCGCCATGAGTGTTTGGATGGCTCTGTCATCGTGTGACTCGCAATCTTTGCTGCTGGCGTGCTTGAGACCCATGAAGCCAGCGACGGTGCAACTGACGGACCAGAACACGGCAAGGGTGGCGACCGTAGCCACCACCCCCACCAGTGTTCGGGTCAACCAACGAGGCGTCATACCTTCCCCTCTCGTTGCTCCAGGATCAGCAGATGCTCCTTGAGCAGGTTGAGGTAGGTCTGACAACCACAGCCGAGCGTCTCGATTAGACGGCGGCACTCGGCGGCGGTCTTCGGCACCTGATCAGGCACCTTTTGCGTTGATCGCGGCAGTGACGAACTCCTTCCAGAGCTGCAGGTCATCCATCGCCTCAATGGCGCTGATGTCGATGTCCATCATTTTGGCGATCTCCTTCATCTCATCGACGGTCTTACCATCGAACTGGTCAATGCCGGACAGGTCCACCTGAGGTTTCATGTCAGGCGTGCCCTGACCTGCGGGGATCACCGGGACTGCAGGCTCTGGTGCAGGAGCTTTGCCCATCTGCGCCAACAGATCCTCCAGGATGATGCGCAGCTCACCACGAGTGATAGGCGCAACGTCATTGCCCTGAGACGCCAGAGGGTGCAGCTTCACGTATTCGGCTTCAGCCTTCTGAAGCTCCTGCTCGGCAGTGTTGGGCTTGGATGCAGGGGTTTTAGCCATGGTTCAAACGTAGCGGACTTGGAAAGAATACGGCCCGTTCAGAGCCGTAGTTGTGTGCTGTTCTGCTGTCTTCACGCCCACATGCGTGACTGCATTGGTGGTCGTGGACTGCCAGGACGCCGTCATAAGCATGGGCGTGCTGTTCGTTGAGTGGAACTTTGATGTCAGGTCAAACAGCCAGTAAGTTGTCCCAAGCTTGGTTGCCTTGAGCGTGAACATCAGTGGATGGCTGGCTTTCACTCCATAGCTGTTCTGGCCTTTGTAGACGAAGCCAGCCCCGTGCCCGCTGAAATAAGTGCTGGCACTGTCTTGTATGCCGTCCGCCGGGTAGCAGCACATCGACTGGGCGTGAAGGTTGTTAGTGGTGCTCCAGAAATCCCACTGCGTCCCGCCGAAGTAGACGACAGGCTCAGCCCTGTAATCAGCGCCGCATTGCACCATGCCCCACATCTCAAACCATTGCGTGCAGTTCTTGGTCAGAGCAATCGTCTTTTGGGATGTGGTGTAGTTATCCGCATCAATCCGCTGGTAGGTCGGGCCAGTGTTCGGCGGATTGCCCCAGGTCATGTTGCCTGCAGCATCCGCAATGACGACCTTGCCTGAGTTGGCAGCATTGCCAAGCATCGGCGTCATCGCGTTCCAGGCTGTGCCCTTATTCAGGAACAGCTGGGTCTGAGTGCCGTTGTACCTAAATGCAAGACCGCCAAGATCATCAGCAGTCGCTGTAGCACTCGGGTTTTCATTGTCGTAGCCAGGGATGATCAGCCTTGACCCTGCGACTCCAAGCGTCGCGCCCGTGCTGTTCACCCACCTAGCGCCATTCCAAATGTTCAGCGTCTGACGGTTGGCATTGCTGTCAAACCAGAAGTCACCCACGCCAGGGGTTGTAGGCGCTGTAGTGCCGTAGGTGATCTGTGGACCTTGCAGGCGATGCCACTGGTTCCCCGAGGCGAGGAACACCACGCTGGTGTCATCTGCCCAGGCAAGGTGCCCATCGGTCGGCGGTGCCGCCAGCAGCGCGGCTTCTGTGGGGTAATGCCCAATCGGATCTTCAATCCAGCGAGCACCGTTGTTGACGAAGCGGCGACCCGTATCAAGTGCCACGGCAGTCAGGCCAGCGATGTTGGGCGCTGCCAGAACCTGAGCCTGCGTCTTCACTAGCTCCGAAATCGGGATCCAGCTCTCGACGTTCGGGGCATCCTCAACACGCAAGAACAGCACGTTGAGATCACGGCTGATGGCTTGCGTGCCGATGGCAGCGTTCCAGGCGTTGAGGTTCGCGTAGGTGGCGAACTCGGCTACACCGATGCGCCGCCAGCCATCGGCACGCAAGCCATCAGC